ATGGCAATCTAGGAAGACTTCAGGCGAGTGCTGCCAACATTTATTTGGAAGACTACCCACAAATCAAGCTCGGAACCTTTGTCTCTGATGGTGTTTTTACCGAGCAAATCAACCGAATCACTGGTGACGGCACAGGCTCAGAAGATTTACAACTAACCGGAAATGGTGGCTCAAACTTTACGGTTTCTTCAATGAAGTTGCCGCTGATCGTCAACACGATTCGAGCCGGAAAAGTGCTGGAAACCTACAATCCAAACGTAGGTATGTCGATCAGTCGTGATTCGTTTGGAATAAGGCAAGAGCGAGACAGTGGGTTGGTTTACCGATTGGGCGAGATTCGCAGAAGATTCAGCGGTTCAGTGCAAATCTTAGAATCCGAGAGAGACACAGCAACCAAAGTCTTTGCTGGCTTACGAATGCAACCTGTTGCTGCTGAGATTCTAGGCTACCAAACGAACACCGCAGTATTCGGCAGTTTCTTTGAGCCTGCCAGCATTGCGTATTCTTATCCTGGCAGTCAACTGTATGACTACAACTTTGAATTTGTTGAGCTTATCTAATGTCATTACTGAAAACAAACGAAATCCAAAACTATAATGGTTCGAGTCTAACGCTAACAGCCAGCACCGTTTCCACTTCTGCACAGCTAAACACTGGTGGCAATATTAGCGTGACGGGTTCTTTAAATGTTTCTGATGATTCGACCACTAGAACCAACTTAGGATTGGGAACGATTTCCACGCAAGATTCAAATAATGTTAATTTAACAGGTGGCACAATTGGCAGTGGGGTTCTCATTCACTTCAATCCAATCCCAAACTGGTATCTTGCAGAGCAGCAAATCACAGGTGGAAATGATGTCAGTGCTGGATTTTATGTTGGATCGACTACAGCGTCAGAAAGGCGGACAGTAAATATCCCAGCAATGCAATTGCGAATCAACGCCACTGTTTACACACTTTCTACGGCAACCACACTTGATGCGGATACAACAGGTTCTTGGGCGAGTAATGAAACCTCAAAGGCCACAGCAGCAAACCGCAATGGTGAGGATGTCTACATTTACGCAGTAGAGCCTAGTTCGGGAACCACTCCTAATTTCTGTTTAAGCTCAAATTCCACCTATCCTGATGGGACCGTTGGAGGTGTCACGGCAAGTGCCACAAACTCTCGCAAAATTGGCGGATTCCACTGTTTATGCGTTGATGTTGGAACAATTAGTGGGCATTCCCTAACAGGTTATCTGGATGGGGATATTCTACCCAGAAGCGTCTGGACACAAGCCTCTCATCGTCCAACGGCAAATCCAGAGGGAATGGTGTATGTAGGAAACAAATTGTGGGCGGATATTTATTTAGCAAGCAATACGACAACACTGGAATCCAGTTACGGTGGAACCATCGTTGATGGGACAAGCAACCCAGATTATCACTGGTATAATTTTGTTGAAAGGTTTGCGGAAATTGAAAAACGATTGCCTACACAAGCAGAGTTTATGGCTCTAGCTATAGGCAGTAACGAAGAAACCAATATCAGCGGATCAGCAGACCCTGGAACGACTGGGGGTCATAGTGACACCGCTAGTCGCAGAATGATCTCTAATATCGGCTGCGAGGATTGTGCAGGGGCACTGTGGCAGTGGGCGAATGAGACAGGATCTGACGGTGCAGCGGCTAGTTGGGCAGTTCAGGACACTGCCAGCGATGGAACGACATACGATGGAGCTAATGCTATCGGTCGGGGTCAGGGATACGCAGTGCCAAATCGCGGGGTCTTTGGCGGCAGTTGGAGCGATGGCGCGAAATGCGGGTCGCGTGGTGTCGCTTGGAGTCTTTCGCCTTTGACTCTCTACGGCTACATCGGGTCGCGCGGAGTTAGTGGGAGTCTGTACTAATTTTAAAAGTCCCTCTGGGAGGGTGAGGCAGTACCGTTGTTACAGCACGGGATCTTTGGCAGCAATTGGAACAATGGCACGAAATGCAGGTCACGTAGTGTCAATTGGAATAATTCACCTTTGAATCTCAACGACAACATCGGGTCACGCAGAGACAGTGAGAGGGCCACAACACCACTGGCTGGCTGGCTCACCTTGGCTTTTGCCAAAATACACAACGGTGGGAGAGGTGTTTGGTAGTGAGAGCGAAGGACATCTCTCTAAAAAAATGAAACGTCACGGAAATCTTTTTGAGCAGATTGTGTCTGCTGACAATTTAAATCTTGCCTATCGTAACGCAAGAAAAGGTAAGTCTTGGCAGCGAGTAGTCCAAGAATTTGACAATCGTAGCGAAGTAGGATTGGCGGAAATCCGCAAGCAATTAGTAGATGGTAAGTACCAGACCAGCCAATACCGTATAAAAGAGATTCTAAAACCAAAACGCAGAATAATTTATGTGCTTCCATTTGCTCCTGACAGAATCGTCCAACACGCTATTGTCCAGATCCTTGAGCCAATCTGGGACAGGGTTTTATTAGCGCAAAGTTTTGCTTGTCGTAAACAATTAGGACTTCACCGAGCCAGCAACTATGCTCAGAGCTGTGTGCAAAAATATAAATACTGTTTGCAAATGGATATTCGGAAGTTTTATCCGAGTGTTGACCATCAGATTTTATTTTCTGTTGTTCAGCAAAAGATAAAATGCAAACGCACTTTAATGCTAATTAAAGAAATCATCAGTAGTGCCGAAGGCTGCCCAATAGGGAATTACACAAGCCAATGGTTTGGTAACTTATACTTAAATGAATTAGACCAATACTTAAAACACAAATATAGAATCAAAGGATATTGCCGTTACGTTGATGATTTTTTAATATTTGGCGATAGCAAGGAATGGTTGCAGTTTGTTCGTGTAAATATTGTAGACTTTTTAAAAAGATCATTAAAACTGGAAATTAGCAGGTGGTCGCTAAAGCCTGTCGAGACAGGCGTTGATTTTGTTGGTTATCGCCATTTCCCTACAAAGAAACTGTTACGAAAGTCAACAGCAAAACAAATGATTCAAAGGATCAGTGAGCTCAAAAAGAACTGGCCTGCTTGTAGTAGCATTCGATTTCGTTCAACACTAGCATCGTATGAAGGTTGGGCAAGTTGGGCAAACACTTATCATTTATTGCAAACCCTAGAAATCACTAAACTAAAGGAGATTATCGGTATGCGAGGCATCCCCAAACACCTAAACACTAAATTCGATTACGAATACATTAAAAATCAAAACCTGTCCGGTTGGCAAACTCAGTACCAAGCATTACTAGATAACAGGCTAAACTGGTTCAAAACAGCAGACTTATCCCCAGATGATGCAGGGATTACAGATGCCACGCACCGAGTCAGAACCGAAAAAAATCTGGATGGTGCAACAATCAAATATCAGCAAGAACTTCAAGAAGATCCAAACTGTAAACTATTCCGTTTAGGTTTTACCCAGACTGAAGTCGAGTCAGCTTTAACCGTTTAAAAAGGCCGAGCAATGCCAGCAGAACCCAACACAATGATTCAATTAGTCCAAGATTTAGGTTTTGGCATGGCTTCTCTCACCTTCAGCGGGTGGCTGATCGTGTTTCTTTTAAGAGGTTTTGAAAAGGAGCGAAATATTTGGCTAACTAAGGACTCTGAAAGCGATATTCGCGTCAGCGAACTATTACGAGAAAATTCACAACTTCAACAGGCCACCACAGAAAAACTGGCGAACCTTCAGGCCGCGCAGTCTCAACAGCTTTTAGCAGTTCACGAAAAACTCAACACAACGCTCACCAACATGACCGTTGCGATAAGTGAGCTAAGTCAAAAAATGGATAATCTAAAAAAATGAAACCGACTCTCTTAGGCTTGGCTTTGCTGCTCGCAACATCAGCATTTGCTCTTCCTGTTGAGTATAAAACGCTTCACTTAGTTAGTTGGGCTTACCAATGCTCACTTCGTTTGGCTCCCACCTATCAAATGCAAGGCATGACTTCAAATCTCGCCATGCAATCCGCCATTCAGCTTTGCAGTTGTGTCATTGACCATTACCGCGAGAATCACAGATATGTAGACCTTCAGCTAATGCCTTTGCCTCAACGTGAGGCTTTCGGAGAGATGTATTCTCAAGAGTGTGTGGATTACCCAGAAAAGGAGACTTAATGGCTTACGTTGATCATTCTGAGCATTTTTCGAGGGACGAGTTGAAGTGCAAATTCACAGGTGAGTGTGAAATGTCGGATTTGTTTCTGACGAAGCTTGAAACTCTACGTCAGCATTACGGGAAACCAATCAGATTGACTTCAGCATATCGCTCTTTAGAGCATCCGGTTGAAAAAGCCAAATGGAAGGATGGAAAGCCCAAAAGCACGGGTTATCATAGTCTTGGAAGAGCCGCTGATTTAGCGGTTTGGAATGCAGACGGTGCGCGACTTCTTCAGATTGCCATTCAGATGAATCTT